CTGGTCGTCTGAGGGGCTGGGGTGTCGGCGTAGTAGGCATGCCATTGGTCTGCCCAGTGGCTCTCCACAGCCAGCGGGTCACGGGAGGTGGGCAGCTTGTCCCATGCGATCTGCACCACGCGGTCAGCCAGCGCCATGAAGTGGTAGATGTCGAGCGACTCCCTATCGGAGTGCTCGTGGTCATAGCCTACGCTGATGTTGGTGCACTCAGGGATGATGTCAGTGAACTCGGCAGTGTCGGTGTACACCCCGGTGTTGTCGGGCAGGTACATGAGCCGGTCGTCCACGTTGAGCGCGTCAGCAAGCGCATCAGCAAACGCATCGGAGCAGCAGCGGCCATAGCCCTGGTGGGTGATGACACTGTCGATACCCCGACGGTCGAACGCGATGGCACGGTCGAACTGCTTGAGCAGGTCTGCGTGATCCTTGGCCAAGTGCTTGGCACCGATGCCGCCGCACTCCTCACCTTGCGTAAAGATGTAGTACCCAGGCACGCTGCTGTGCAGCAGGTGCATGAGCATGGCACAGCCAGCGCCATCGTCAGCGCCCAGGGGTGCGCCCTTGGCGTACCACGTACCGTGCGCCTTGATGAACTTGTTGGGCCCATCGTCACGGTGCACTGTGTCAACGTGTGCAACGAAGAGTGTGCGGTTGTGTGTGCCAAGGCGTGCGTCAATATGCACGTTACCGACTTGATCTATTGTTATATCTAAATGCTGCGGGATGTGATCACACAACCAGCCTGTGAACAGGGCTGCGCCCTCGCCATGATGTGGGCGCTTGAGTGACAGCGCACGGCACAGGGTCTTGTAGAGCATGGATTGTTTGCGCATGGGAATTACTCCTTGTCAGTTGTTTCGGTTTCAGGTGCGTTGTCAGGGTGGTACTTCTCGCCGTCTACGAGCACATAGTCGGTGTTGTCCGAATAGTAGTTGCTGGACGCATAGCACATCCATGCGTCGTCGCAGTGCACCCAGCCCTCGTCCACAGTCTCGACGCAGTTGTCGATGTGGTGGTACTTGTCGTCGTACTCGACGTGGATGATGTCCGAGTCGTCGATGTGGTACCACTCATCGTCATCGTCACACCGCACAGCGTTGTTAGTGTGCGCGTAGTCGCCGTTGGCCAGCTCAACGATGTCGTTGTCACCGAGGTAGTCGCTGTCGTACCAGCTACCATCGACCTCAACCGCGTCACCGTTGGGCACGTAGTACTCGTCCCTCCTGCGGCCTGTGACGTAGATGTAGTCGTTGTCGCAGCACGACTCGCACACAGCATGGTCGCCGTGGTAGCCAACGCTGCGCATGTCGTCCTCGTCGCATCGCTCGCCGCAGTCCGGGCAAGTGAACCTGCCTTGCTGATCAGGTGTGCCGTCGGTGTTGCGCAGCTCGTACTCGCCGTCCTCGTCAATGTACAGCTCGTCCTTGTAGGTGAGCGTCGCATAACGCGTGTCACCGTCGAGGTACGGTGCGAGAAAGCCGTTGCGGATGGGTATGTATGCAAGCTGCGCCCCGTCATGCCAGTAGTCCCACTTGACATACCCCTGCGCATTGAGCCACGCCTCAAGCTGCTGGTCAGTGTACGAGTAGCTGCTGCCCTCTTGCTTGCCGAACGATCTGACCCAGTAGGGTTGATTTTCATGCACATTTAATAATGCCCTACCAACGATGTCGCCGTTGGGTGCGATGCGCACAGCCATGTGCCAGCCATACTCGGGGTCATACGCGGCGTAGGGATGCCGATGCTCACCGTCGGAGCAGCGTATGAAGTCGCGTGCTGTCCAGCACATGCATGAGTGCGGGCCGTTGTTGACAGCGTGCACCATCTCATCGACTGTGCGCAGCAGCTTGTACGTGTCAGTGCCGCCAACATAGAGGGCAACCGCATCACGGATGATGTGGTCAGGCAGGTCGAAGTGACGCGTCAAGTACTTGCCAACAGTGGTCATCACCTGCCTGTTGGCATCGCCTGCACGCTCATCGCGGGTGTATGCAAGGCGTGTCGTATCGGTCTGCGCCACATGCGGCCACTCAAGCAGCAACTGATGCCAGTCACGTGGTCGATAGTCATCGACAAGCAGGCGCTTGACCGATGGGTGCAGGCGGTACTTGCCGACCTCCCGATGGAACCAATCACGATGGCGGCACACGACCTGCATCGCCACGAGGAATGTATTGTCATACCATTTCATTTGCTTCTCCTAGTTTCTAGTGCCGGGCATTGGCGCTGCCCGGCTATGCGCTGTGAGACATGGTGTCTCACTGATCCTTCTCTGTTACTGTCCAGCCCATGTTCTTGATGACGTCAGCTATCGCTGCGTCTGGAAACGGGCCGTTGGTGATGATGACTCGGCGCTCAGACTTGAACACCTGCACCATCGTCCCCGAGCGCGGCACTACCCACACGCCGCCATCTCTGAGCGACTCGAACAGGTTGCGCGTCCACTCGACTGCGCGGTTCATGCCGCCTACGGTGTTGAGGTCATACATCTTTGCGCTCCTTGTTTGCGAAGTGCTCCTCCGCTCTGCGGTCTTGCTCGTCGTCGTACTCATCCGACGCTATGTCGGCCAGCTTGTCCTCGGCCTCGTCCCATGTGTAGCCTGCATCGAGCAGGCGTTGGCGCAGGCTCTCACTCATGGCCCCACCCCTGCCCCGGTGCGTACTTCTCGAACAGATGGCCGAACGCCGTGAGTAGTCGTTGTTTGTTCTCACTGTCTGCACGGAAGTAGGCCGAGGCTATCGCCTCTGCGAACCCGCCGCCGTAGTACACCATGTTGTGCGCTGCCTTGAGCAGCTCGCTCTCGCTCATGTCATTTGCTTTCATTTGCTTTCTCCTATCAGTTGGTTGCGAATCTCGTCGAGCTGAGAGAGAACTTTCTCTCTCGTGCCTTTGAACCCCATCATCTTGAGCGTCGAGTAAGCCGTTGGGCCACGGCTCTTGCTCATGCCCTTCATCTCTAGTTTGAGCATCTGGCGCAGCGTAAGCAGCCGCGCCCCTTCGATCTGGTTGCCTGTGAGTACTGTCATGTCACTGCTCCTCTTTGTGTATCTGGTTGACGTACCAGTCCTTGTCGAGACTGCCGGGGTCTTTGTCCAGCTCAGCCCATGCCAAGTCCTCGGCCTCGCTGGGGGTCTCGGCCTCTACCTCGATCTCAAGGTAGGCCACGCGTTTAAACTCAACGTAGTACTTCATTTGCTTTCTCCTTGGGGTTGTGCACACGCTGCGATATACAGCGACATGACTGCTTTGTTGATGTTGCTATGCGCTTTCTCCAACTCGTGCTGTGCCACAGTAGCACCGGCATCATGCGCGGCATGGCCGAGCGCCTCGATGTCATCGAGGGCTGTGTTGAGCCTGTGCATATGCGTGTACAGGACAGACCACTGGAGTGGTTCTCTGTAGTTGCTTGCTTCGTTCATTTGCGTTCTCCTTGTGGGAAGGCCACGGCCAGCAGCGCATCCATTACGTCATACCCTTCGCTGTCTGCTGCGCCGAAGCTGCTGTACCTGTCCTGGGCAGTAGCGATAACCTGCGCGGCTTCGCCCTTGGTAGTACAGGTATTGAGCGCGTCCTCGGCCCATTGGTTCAGTGCGCGTGCTGCTGCGTCGCGCCCGTCTATGTCATACAACGACCATTGGTCTGCAGTCAGGGCGACCCTGAACGTGCGTATCACTGTCACATTTCTCATTTGCGTTTTCCTTTTTACAAGTGCCGCACATTGGGTATGGCTGTGCGGCTTGGCCATGTTTGTGTTTCGTTGGTGAGACATGGTGTCTCACCCCAGCAGCGTCTGCCACTTGGCTGGCAACGGGGCGTGCTTGGGCGTTTTCTCAAGGCGGTGCTTGGCTGCGTGGATGTCTAACAGTTGTGCGTCGACGCGGTCAATGTCGAAGCTGTTCGTCACCAAGCTGCGCTCGACCTCGACGGCTTGTTGTGCGTTCTCCAGTTGGGCAACCAAGGCTTTGCGTTGGGCGTTGTGCATGGCGCGGGGTATGCGCCGTTCGAACGGGGCTTTCTTCTTGCCTCGTGCGGGTGGGGGGAGGCTGTCGAATAACAGTGCGATCTGCTGGCGCTGCTTGACGGGGACGAAGTCCACCCAGAACGTGCCGTTGTTGGGGATGTGCCGGCCCAACGCCTTGCCCAGGAACTCGACGAACTGCGTGGGTGTGTGCTCCCCGGCGTACTGCACTTTCTTTAACTTGTCGATGAGTGCTGCGATGCAGTTCTCGTATTGACACAGCGCATTCCACCTCGCGTTGTCGTCCGGGGCTTTCTTTAACTGCGCTTTGATTACGCGCACTGTGGCCAGCTCGGTGCGCGCTGGGGTAAGCAGGTCTTTCCACGCACCAAAGCTCACGGTCTTGCGGATCGAGACCTTGCGCTGCGCTTCGCGCTGCTGATAGACCTGCTGCATGATGCTGTCAACGATCTCCGGCGGGTACTTCAGCTTGACCGCCAGATGGCTACGCAAACGGGCCGCGCTCATCTTCAACCACCGCGCTTTGAGGGCGTTTTCCATAACTTAACTCCTGTTTTTTGTCACTTTTTGGACGGGTTTCTGAATCCGTCGTTTACTTTAACACAAGGTTCGATCGTCTGTGCCAGCCGCAAACCCGCATGAATGCTAGCTTTTGACTGCTGGGCACGCAACCATCCATGTATTTTGGAAAATGCTTTAACCAAAGAGATTTTTTAAGAAGTTTTTGCTGCACTGATGAATGACGTGCTGTGTGTCCATAATAAAACTTCTTTACTTACTAAATAGTTTTTAAATAGATGGATAGATAGGGGCAAAAACGCGCCGAGCCAGCAACCATGCGGGTTGGCGGCTGGCGCTCATGTGAAAAGTGCCTGTTAAAGTTTTCGACAGTATTTTTTTCGTCTCATTGGTGAGACACGCTGTCTCACCGCCAGAGGCGCTGCTGGACGCCGGCTTCTTTCATGGCCTCGCGCCAGACTTGCCATTCGGTGCGGGCTTGGCGTTCGGCTTCGAGGCGGCGCTGCTCGTGCTTGGGGAGGGTCTGCTTGATCTCGTCGCGCAGCTTCATGAGTTGCTTGAGGTGGTAGGTTTTGAATGAGGACATGGGGAACTCTTTGGGTTTTGCTTACAGTGGAAAAGTGATGGCTTGAATTGGGGTGGTTTTGGAACAATGCGCCGTGAAACGCGCTGAGTTTTCCTTTGCGCGGAAAAGTGGTGGGACAGTGTGTCTCACGGATTGACAGGAAATGGAACAGCGGCCAGCCCTCCCCGACTGGCCGCATTGAAAAAAACTATCAACTCAGGCCACAGCCTTGAGTGCGGCAATCGCGGCGCTCACCGAGTCGAACTGCGCGAGATACGCTTTGGCCGCTGCGCGTGCCTCACGGCTGACGCGAGCATTGGCCTTGGGCGCCTTGGGCTTCTCGGGCGTGAACCACGGCGCCACGTTACGCTGCCAGCTTTTGGTGGCCGCATGCTGGCGCGTCTCACGGGTTGACTCCTCGCCGGTGTGGAACACGGCTGCGCCTGACTTGTTCCATGTGTAGTTGCACTTGTACTTGGCCGCGTGAATCTGCGCCAGACTCTCAATGAACGTGGGACATGGTGTCTCACCAAGTGCCTTGGCTGCATTGCGCATGGACTCGGCATAAGACGCGCCAGCGTCAAGAAACGCGGAATAGTCGTCGAGGGCTTTCTGGAGGGTTGCAGTGAGTTTGGACATGGAAGTGCTCCTATGGGTTGATGTCTTGTGGGGCCACTCCCCACTCGACAAACCCTATTGTCCGGCGACCCCCTTTTGATCGGCCCCGACACCCTTAGAAATGAGGCCTAACGGGCTACTTTCGACCCCCACCGGCCCCCCACCCCCATACTTTGGGCCTAGTCCGACCATCTCACATGAACACTGTTTTACAACCGCACTCCACATTTCTGTAACACTTACCACCTACCCCACATAATTTTTATAAAAATTTCAGCACATCTTTGTCTAGTGTTAGACAAATACAGGCAAAAAAAGACCCCGCTGGCGAACCGGCGGGGTGCAATGGGGTTTAACGCCCAAGGAGAAAGCAAATGCCTTGCGGCAACTGCCAAACGCAGTGTATAGTATGCAGCATCGGTAAGCAAGGGCTAACGCCTAAAACCCGCATATGCTTGATCACCTGTTGGATTTTGAGCCAGACATCGTCCCAAACGACGCTGCGGGCCGCGCCATTGAGAAGCACACCACGGCGCAGATCATCGACGCACAGGTCTCAACCGCAGATTTCCTCGCATCCCTGGGCTCCCCCGACACAGACGCCGTCATATCGGAGCTGGAGCAAAAAGCCGCCCGGGTCGCGTTCAACGCAGTTGTCACCCAGGAAGACGGCGCCCACCACAAGCTCGCCCAGATTGAAACCCCCGCAGCCGTGCGCCATCTCGTCGGCATGCTGACCGCCTACGACTGGGAATTTGTGAACCAAGCCAAGCAGTTGCGCGGCTACGCCGTGGCCAAGCTCTTGGAAGAATGTGAGAACCCCAACTCAAACATCCGGCTCAAGGCGCTTGGCCTGCTGGGCAAGGTCACAGAAGTTGGGCTGTTCACCGACAAGATCGAGGTCAAGAAGACCGACCTCACGGAAGAAGAAATTGACAAGAAACTCAAGGAGAAGCTGGCGGTGTTCATGAACATCACAGACGTAGCCCCAGCCGATATTGAAGATATAACCACAGTGCCGCAGGCCGATGACGACCAACCCACCGCTGACGCCTGAGCAAGCCAAGGCGCTGCTCATGAATATGAGCAAGCTCTCCACACAGGAGAAGCTTGAGGCGTTGGAGTTGCTGGACAAAGCCGCCGATCACCAAAAGCGCAACGCCGCTCGCGGCGACATGATCGAGTTTGCCAAATCTGTGTACCCGGGCTTCAAGGTCGGGCCCCACCACAGGAAGCTGGCGCGCATCTTCAAAGACGTGATCGAGGGCCGCAAGCGCCGGGTCATCATCAACATCGCGCCACGTATGGGCAAGTCCGAGTTCAGCTCGTACCTGTTCCCGGCGTTTTTTCTAGGTAATTTCCCTGAGAAGAAGATCATCATGGGCACGCACACGGCGGGCCTGTCCGAGGACTTTGGGCGCAGGGTCAGAAACCTGATCGAGGGCGATGACTACCAAGAACTTTTCTCCACCACCAAAGTGGCTGACGACCAGAAAGCTGCTGGTAAATGGTCCACCAGCGCGGGCGGACAGTACTACGCCGCAGGCGTAGGGGGCGCGCTTGCCGGTCGCGGCGCTGATCTATTCGTTATTGACGATCCTCACTCGGAGCAGGACGTAAAGGCCAACAGCCGGCTGGCGTTCGATACTGCGTGGTCGTGGTTCCAGACGGGCCCACTGCAGCGCCTGATGCCGGGCGGCGCCATACTGATCATCATGACGCGGTGGGGCAAGCTGGACCTGACCGGGCGGCTGCTGGACTACCAGACCAAGAACCCCGACGCCGAGCCGTGGGAGGTGGTGGAGCTGCCGGCCATCCTCAACGAGGACACGGAGAACGAGAAATCGCTCTGGCCCGAGCAGTGGCCGCTGGAGACGCTCAAACAGAAGAAAGCCGCCCTGGACCCGCAGTATTGGAACGCCCAATACATGCAGAACCCGGTCTCAAACACGGCCGCCATCATCAGCAGAAAGCTCTGGCGCATCTGGGAGGCAGACGACCCGCCGCGCTGCGACTACGTCATCCAGTCCTGGGACACGGCGTTTGAGGCCAAGACCAGCGCCGACTACAGCGCCTGTACCACCTGGGGCGTGTTCTACAACGAGGAAGAGGACGACAAGGCGCAGATCATCTTGCTCGACGCGTTCAAGGACAGGATGGCGTTCCCCGAGCTCAAGGCCGTGGCGCTCAAGCACTACAAGGAGTGGCAGCCCGACGCGTTCATCATCGAGAAGAAAGCCGCTGGGGCCCCCCTGATACAGGAGCTGCGCAAGATGGGCATCCCCGCGCAGGAGACCAACCCAAGCCGGGGCAACGACAAGATCAGCCGGGTCAACGCCATCGCAGACCTGTTCGCCTCGGGGATGGTCTGGTGCCCGGACACCCGGTGGGCCCGGGAGGTCATCGAGGAGGTGGCGTCGTTCCCCAACGGAGACAACGACGACTACGTGGACACCACGTCTCAGGCCCTGCTACGATTCAGGCAAGGCGGCTTTATCGCTCTGGACAGCGACGAGCCCGACGAGCCACGCTTTTTCAAACGCCGGGCGCGGGCGTACTATTAAGGACACACAATGGCCACCAACATCGACAAGGCGCTCTACAGCGCACCCACCGGCATCGAGGAGCTTGCTCAAAACGAGGAGCCCATTGAGATTGAGATCATTGACCCCGAGCAGGTCAACATCCATGCGGGCGATCTCGACGTGTCCATCACGCCAGGTGAAGACGACGATCCGTTCGCGGCCAATCTTGCCGACGAGCTGGACGAGGCGGAGCTGGCGACGCTGGCCGGCGAGCTTGCCGATGACATCACCAACGACCTGGGCTCACGCAAGGAGTGGGAGAAGTCCTACGTGCAGGGCTTAAAACTGCTGGGGCTGCAGTACGAGGAGCGCACGGAGCCGTGGGACGGCGCTTGCGGCGTGTTCCACCCGATGAT